TTCAGGTTCTTTCTTCTCGTCCATGTCCTCATTGTGCTCCGACACCGGAAGATTTTCGTCAGTCTGGTCTTCTTTAATTTTTTTATATTTACTTGGGTGTTTCCATACGAACGTCATTGATAACTCTTCCACTTTTATCTCTTTTTCGTTTTTTCCATCGACAATCTATTTCCAAAACTTTATCATTGGGCCCATAACAAATTTTAATCAAATGTCCGTGTGCTGTATCTTCAATCCAATAATTTTTATAATCATTTAAATAAATAGTATCATCCATTAATGTAAACTTTTATCTAATTTAATTTTAACTTTGAAGTTACAAAGTTTTAATTCTTTACAAATATCATGAAACATATGCCACAACTCTACTTCACTTTTTTTTAATTTAGAAAAGCCACCTTTAAAATGAGCTGTTTTTGCCAATAGATCTTCAAGTAAAGAAACTTCTTTAGTGGATAAATATAATCTTACACCTTTAACTTTTTTTCGAGACATAGATAGCCTAGAGAATAATGTGAAAAATAAAAAAATGCTAGTTTTTTTTAACTAGCAATATCTAGAAGACCCGCTTTTGCGTCTTCAACACTTTGATCATTGATCTTAGTTCTAAGTTCTTTGATCTTAATATCAATCCACTTCATATCCGTTGTAACTCTACCCTGTTCCAACGCTTGTTGAGCCCATTTTGACTCCAACTGAAGTTTCTCCGATATCAATTTTTGTAGTTGCATCTCGGTCAACCTCCTCGAAAGTTAAAAAAAGAAAATCTGGATTATGAAATCCGGCTCCTTCTTTCTCATTAACATCTCCTGAGTCAACTTTCTTTGAAAAACACTCAAGAGCGTCTTTATCGTCTTTAGCCTCAAGCGTCTCATCAACATATATATTTTTATAGTTTGCTTGGACGCGATAAAGTTTCATGTATTATTATATATCAAACTGAGAGGTAAATGCAACTATGAAGGTATTCCGGGTTTTGGAGGTGGAATTATTGTTTTATTTGGTACTTTTTTACATTCAAATTTAACTGCTAATTCTTCTTTATTTACTCTTTCTGGGTCTAAAGCCTTTAAAGATGAACCAGAAATTTCATATCCCGCAATTGCACAAGATCGATGGTCATTAAAAGATAAACCAACATGCAAGCTTTCAAAACAACTTTGATTTAAAATACTGCATAAATGTAATACCAAAATAAACTTCATTTTCCTATATTATCCTATAACATTTTTTCCTTGCATATCCCATTAAAATGTTTATATAGTTTTGGCAAATGCAAAAAACAAAAACAATAAAAAAGGTTAACATGGAAACAAATAAAAAGATACTACCAAAGAAGGTAGTGGTTATTCTAACAGAGAGCGAAATATTAAATATTTTAAATAGATTTTCTGTAGGTGTACTCTCGGACACTTTAGATGATAACGATAAAAATTTAGCAAGCAAATTAAATTTTGCTTTGAGAGAATTTAAAGGAGGTGTTGATGCTTAAATCAAAATCTGAGTCCTTTAATAATTGGGTGGAAGAAATGGATAAGGTACTTTCTGAAACTCGAAACTTAACGGTGGATGGTCAACCGATGGAACGGTCTGATCTGCACTTTAATCAACAATCAACCAAACTTGCAAAGATACCGCTTGTACTCGATGATCAAGCTGTGTACCCTCTTAATGAGTGGACAGCATCGGATTTAATCCAAAGTGAGATTGATGCAAAAAATAATATAGATATGGAGTCTGAAAATGTCTAAAGCAAAAAAACAAGAAAACAATGTAATCTATTTTACAAAAGATTACGGTATGTTTAAAACAGTAAAAGGCAATCGTGCCATCGATAGAGGACACGTTGCAAGATTGAAAAGGGAAATTCAAAAAAAAGATTTGAATCTTCCTATTTTCATAAATGAGAATGATGAAGTAGTTGATGGTCAACATACTTTACAAGCTCGTAGAGAACTGGGTAAAGAAGTACCCTACATTCGTGGGCCCTTCGAAAATGAATTCGATGTAGCGGTCATGAATGCTAATAGAAAAAATTGGGGTATGACCGATTACCTACAGTTTCACATTGAGAACGGTAAAAAAGAATATCAAATTGTTAAATCATTGATTAGACAATATTCTTTACCCCTAGAGTGTGTTTTATTTTTAGCATCAGGAGGCTACTCGGTTTGGAGACAAACACGAACGGCTTTTAAAAATGGTAAATTTAAAATTGCAACTTTACAAAGATGTAATGAGATTGGAGCCGATTTAATGTACATGAAAAATCATTTCAACATTAAATTAACAAGAGCCTTCGTTACGGCTTATGCGGTATGTAAGGAACACCCGGAGTTTCGTTGGGAACGTTTCAAAACTGCATTAAAATCTAAATCTGCGTTATTATTAAGAGGTACAAACACCGAAGATTTTGTTAGAGTGTTTGAAAAAATCTATAATGGTAATGCTAAATTGAAAGTACATTTTGTTAGATATTTTATTGATAGAGACTATCAAGAAAATGAAAACGAAAACCAAGACGTAGAGTAAATGCAACAACTAGAAAGGAATTAAGATGGACATTTCAAAATGGAAATCTTGCGCTGTGGATATTGATACCTATTGCATCTTGCGTGCAATGGGTAGCCACGGCTTTCGTAAACCGGCATCGATGATTGCTAAAATTACCGATGACGAGATTAAAAAAATCGCAAAGAAAAACAATGCGAGTTACGAAAAAACAAAGGAGAATTTACTGGCTGAAGGCCGAAAGCTTTTGAACGGTAAGTAGTGGCCACGTTGGGCGGGCGCGGGAGACTTTCCCCGCCCAATAAAACACTTGCATAATCTAAAAAAAATCATTAAATATCAATTACGTATTCCAAATCACCTATATGAAAAAGTGGGGTTAAACACTTTATCTTCAAAAAACCACGAAAAATTTTTTTAACTTTAATTTTTAAGAGGTTGAAGGTGTTGGATGCGTGCTATGTTTTTAGATATTCTTTGGGCAACTAGAGAAAATACGTGCGGAGTTCCATTCCATATCTTTTCCCTCTCCGCACGTAAATATGGATGATTTTGAAAAAATGTCTGATGAAAACTTAGAATACTGCCGGTCTCTCGATGGGCCCGAAAAGTGTGAATATATTAGAAGTCATTTAGAAGATTACCATTTTGCGTTAGCGTTTGTTAGCAATCCTAAGGTATTAAGGTATTATCGTGAATTACTCATTAAACTTGTTAGAAATTTTGGGCACTAGAATTTCAAGAGAACTGACCCGCGAACAACGGCTACCGGAAGAAAAGCTGTTCCAGGCGATTATCCTCCAGGCATTCGAAGATGCATTAAACATGGGTGAACAGAAAAACGATGCTTACACAAAACAAGATAGTTTTGATTGGTTCTCAACTGTAAGTGATGATTTTGACAAGGTTTGTTGGTTTGCTAATTTTGAGCCCGAAGTAATTCGTCACAAATTTAACGAACTTACATCTAAAAAAGTTATCTATTATACCAAAAAACAACTAAAATGGCTACGGTATCGTTGGTTGTATAAGGAATATCGAAGGGTAAAGAATAAGTTTGAAAGAAGAAAAATTTTAAGTGAAATTAAATCGATTGAAGGATTAAAAAAGAAAAAAACTTAGTCATGGGGGAAATATAAATTTAACCCAAGAGTAATAATGAATATGACTATTAGTCATTCCTAACATTAACAGAAAATAATACCCCCGACAAGTAGAAATAAAACAAAAGACTTGTCGGGGAAAAGGGTTTGTTTATGAAAACCTAATTATTATACATGATCCGTTATTGTAAAGCAATTAAATATCCTCCCTAAACCCCCGAAAATGCTCCCCTAGGCCCTTTATCCTCCCCAAGCCCCCGAGATGCTTGTACGGGCTTTAAAATGCGTTTAAAGGGTATAATTATCCTCCCCGAACCCCCGAAATTGATTATCCTCCCCGAGCCCCGCGTAGTTTAGAATTGTTCTAAATTAATTGAAAATTTTTAATGAACAACGGCCACCGGACAATGAACCAGTGAAAATGCCAGGTAGCCGTTAATGTGTATAAAACAATTTCCTCTATATAGATTATACAGACCCCTTACAACAAAAAAGTACCCCAGGGGGTAAAAGAGCTGTCCCTGGTGTCCCTAAAGAAGAATTATTATTATATATCAATGACTTAGATATGTTTTTATGGTGTCCCTGTGGTGTCCCTATGGTGTCCCTTAGGGACACCTAATCAGTAATATTGCTAATATAGATACCCTTCGCAACTTTTTTAAGGTATTACAATGTGTTAAAATAATCTATATAGTAGAAAATATGGCTCAAGTTAAAAAGATTGATCGATCGGATAAAGACCTTACTCCGAAACAACGGATGTTTGTTGATATCCTTGTGGCTAATTGGGGAGAAATCAGTTATGCCGAGGCTTGTAAAAGGGCCAAATACGATTGCAAAAATGAAACTGATTATTCTGCAATTGCATCAAGATTATTAAATAGAAGATTAAATCCACACATAGCAAAATATTTAGATCGTAAGTATGAAGAAGAAGTTAATAAATTTTCTAAAGATAAATTAAAAAGATTTCGAAGACTTGATCGTTTGTCCAAAAAGGCGGAAGAAGATAAACAGTTTAATGTATCTGTCCAGGCCGAATACCGTTCCGGGCAACTAGCGGGATTGTATGTTGATAAAAGAGAAGTTAAGGTGTCTGGGCTTGAGGGTATGTCTAGAGATGAACTTGAAAATAAATTAAAAGAACTTTCAAATAAAATCGATGGATATAATGCAAAAACAATTGAGGCCGAAACAGACGAAGTCAAGGAAATTGAAAACAACTAGTTTCAGTGAATGGATTAAAGTTTTTAATAAGAAACATAATTCACATTTGAATACAAGTATAGGTGTTGTAAATGTTAAAACGAAAAATTACGATAAATAAAAAAGCAAAGAAATGGGAAGATAGATTTCCAATGGTTTCTGTGACCTGGTCTGATATCGTTTCTGATAGTGGATGGCAATCTATAGATAATTTAAAAAAATCCTCCCTAGCTACTTGTGTGACTAAGGGACATTTACTTTCGCAATCAAAAGGTATAACAAGAATTTTTGGCGATTATTCTGCTAATGAAAAAGGCGAGATTGAAGAAATTGGTAATACAACAATTATTCCAAATAGTGTAATTGTTTCAATTGAAAAAATTTAGTGGTGGTTGAAAGTTTGTTTACAGTTTATTGCTACTCCAACATGACTGACGAAAAAAGTAAGCAACCGAACTTTCATAGTTATCGGAGAAGATAACGGGCCTCCACCACTAGACCAATTCTTTTTTAATTCAACTTATTAAGTTTTTTTCCAACCATTGAAACAACCTTATCGCTATTAAATGTTTTTGATAACATTTGTTTCATATTCGCAACCATTTTAACTTCTCCATGTCTTAATTCTTTTGGTTTTGAATATTCTTTATGTTGTTCAATTGGTATAAACTTAGTCCAATAAGCAACATAACCTTCATAAGCATCTTTTGGTTTTTTAATTGCTTTACATTCTGATACTAACCACTTACCATCTCTAAACATATAGATATATTCAATCATGAAATCTCCACGCATAGAATTCATATACCAATATTCACTATCATAATTTAGAGCCTTATCCTCCTGGCCCTCATAAAAACTACATTCTTTAATGGTACTTTCTAAATATGAGGCGCTCCCGTGATTAACTAACTCTTGTGCCTTATCATAACTGTAATAATGATTTAATAAACAATGGCCCACTCCGTCTGGGTATCCATCACTATGAACATAAATCACTTTTATTTTATTTGTTATTGGATCAACTACTGCAACATTACTTCTTGTAGACATATCTTTTCCCTCCTATTAATTATGCTACTTGTTTTTTTAATACTAAAGGCAACTCGACTAGATGATAAATTTTTTTATCATCAATAATCTTGTATGCATTTAATTTATCTTTTGCGATATCATAATATTTAGTCTTTGCCTCAACAACAAAATGACTATCTCCATCATGATATTTTTTTTCACTTATGATTAAGTACATTATTTTTTACCTCCTTTTTTTGTAATATAAAAATGAACTGCCCGAACTTCTGGGGCATCAATCATTCCCACTTTTTCATACTGCACCGGGCAACTCTCTAGCCATTTTTCATAACTTTTATGTAAATCATCTAAATATAATTTTGCTCGATTTTTAGTATGTATATAAAAATGCTCATCTTTTAGTTCGGCCATTATATTACCTCCTCTAATTTAAATGAAAATGGTTCTGGTTTAAGCATATCCAGACCTAAATTTTTGTAATCCCTAAAATTATCAAAATCTATTATGAACTCATTAACATTTTCTTGATCTTCTTTATTTATTTTAACAACTTTTTTATTAATTTTTATTTCTGTTGCCTCCCCCTCCGGCATAGCAACTGAAACATTTTCAGTTTTAAAATGTCTTTTTAAAGCAATTGCAATTGCACAATGTGAGCAACTTCCCCCAATTCCCTTATCAATATCATTTTGTGTTATTTCTATTTTCATTTTTGCCCCTTTATTTCTATTCCCGTTGCAACCATTTCTTTGCTTTTATAATTATAAATATCAAAGTATTCGTATTGCGTTCGATTATCGTTAGTCCTTAATATTAAATCAAAGTCCATGAGGATTTTGTTTGTATCTTCATCCTCATTTTTTAATATAATCTGACAATGTTTATCCTCTAACATTTCTTTTCCTCCTCCCATAAGATATCATAAGACCATTTAATTACAAACATTAAATTTCCTCCACCTCCATTATTTCTGTACTCCCGTGATTACCTACGTCCCAATCAGTAAAACCAATTTCTGATATTATTTTATTAGCTTTATCCTCCGCCTCTTTTTGATTTTTTGCCTCAATATCAGTTTCCCATGTACATTCTTCCCATGCGGTCACTCTAAACATTTTCTTTTTACTCATTTTCTACAAACTCCTTTCCTAATCTTGAAACTTCTTCAGCAAAATCCGAAGAATTCTTATCAACAAAATTTAACCAATCTTCCTCCTCCATGTCTTCAGCAATATGTTTTTTTTCTAAAATTTGCCACAAGACCTCATCTGTATTAAAAGTTTTAAATGTTTTTCCGTTATCATCTTTTAGTATTAGTATTGCCATTATTTTCCCTCCTCGCTTTCTGTTTTTATATTTTCACTTCCACAACTTGCACAAACTTCTGTCATTTGAAATAGCTCATACCAACTATAGTTTTTTTCATTGTCAAACTCTTTTAACAATGTACCCTCGTCAAAATTACAATCTAAACATTTCATTTATTCCTCTCTTTCTGTTTCATCCTGAATTGTTAATTCTACTTGTTCATCAACTTCAATTATTGTTTCATATTGACAACCATTTAAATTATTATCTTTTAAATAATAAAATCTTAAATCTTTATTTTGATCACAAGATTTTAATTTTTTTATTAACTCTTTAACTTTCATTCTCCCTCCTAGCTTTTTCAAAAGACTTATTTAATTGTTCTTGTTTAAAATTATATTTTTCAATGTTGTCTAATTTTTTGACAATCCAAAGTAAAATTATAATTGGTAAACTTACAACTGTAATAATTAATATTGATTTCATTTTTCCTCCAATGCTTTTACTATTTTCAACATATCCTCAAAACTATCGGTACTCGCACTTGGTTCAGCATGAACACCTTTTTTTTCATCATATCGATAAATATAATAGTTATGTTGAAAGTACCGTTGGCATTCTTGGTTTTTTAAATCCACAAGATAAACAACAATATTAGATTTACTGTTTTCATAACTTGGGCAAGTATCATTTTCATATGATACATCTTTAAAACCATTATCCATTAAGTCAGTAATCTTACAAGGATAACGATAATTTACTCCTTGCCACTCAATAATGCTATTTCCATTATTGTATTCTTGCTCAGCATACGTAAAGGCCATTTCATCTTCTATGTTCTCGTGTTTTTTATACCACTCGTCCATAGATAATTTTCCAATATCCTCCACACCCTCTTTAAAGGCTACTGCTGAATTCCAAAGACCCATAAACTCATCTTTAATTTCTGCGAGTTCTTTTAAATCATGGTTATAAAAATTATGCACTTCAAATTCATTACTCATTTTCCCTCCTTATTGGTTAAGTTCAAATGTTATTGGTTTTGGTGGTGTTGCATCATCAAATTCTAAATTATCGAAATCGAAAATAAAATTGATAACTTTTTTACGATCATTTTCATCTACAAAATAAGGTTGGTCATTAACTCTAATATCCACTCCATTTTTACTAACTGATGTACTGACCGCATTAGTTTTAAAATGTCTACTCAATGCTAGAGAAACGGCACAGGCCTCACTATCGCAAGGGTTTCCGTTTTTAATATCCTTTTCCGTTATTTCTATTTTCATTTTCCCTCCTTTTCTAAATAACCAATTTCTTCCAGGTATTCGTAGGCCTCGTTCATCGCGTCCCTAAAATGTCTTGTTCTATATTCTGACGGTGTATCTTCGTCCGCATTACAACACATTTGTGAAAGTAAATCGCACAATGTTAAAACTTTTTTTTCTAAGTCCGATATTTGTTTTATGTTTTCTAAACCCTCATTCATTTTGTATCTCCCGTTATTTCAAATTGACTATCATCCCCCCACTCCGTACCCTTAAACGTACAAACAAAGTCTTTCGTTTGATATGGTTTTTTTTCATCCATGTCTGTACTTGTGGCAATATCAATTACATCTTGTTCACTTAATTGTTTATTACTTTCTATCTCCCATATCTTTGTGTCTTGTGACCACTCCTCATATGTATATTTATATTTCATTTATCCTCCTCATAAACTCCGATTGTTAATTGGAACTGCCCTTCACTACAAATTGCAAAACCTAAATCATTTCTAATTCTGAAAAGTTTTGAAATTGTTTCAAGGCATTGTTTAACTGACAGGGCCGGTTCATTGTCCGAACCAAACCCAGAACTATCCACAAACAAACCTCCGTTGTCTAAAAATTTCCAATCGTATGGTAGGCCCAATTGATCTTTTAATTCATTTGTATTGAACCTTTTCCAACCTTTTGGGATATAGTTTCCTAAATTTGTTATTTTTTTCAATGGTGTAAATATGCCCTCCTCAGCTTGAATAATATCCTCCTCCTCAAACTGTGTTGGCTCTTTTCCACTTCTTTTAGCCTTCCTCCCTTGTTGCTTATTCATCGCAACAATTGTTTCAATGTCCATCATTTTTTATATCTCCTCATTTATTTCATTAACTTTATCCCAATCAATCTTGGCCCAGAATTGTTCAACCGGTCTTCCATAACCATCAACAAATTTTACAGGCCCTTCTTTTTTGGTTTTTTCCTCATCTCTCATCAACACACCCGCATCAATGAATTCTTTAACCCTTCGACCTACTGAACCCTCCAATTGCAACCATTGGCCCGTGTTCATTAGTCTTAAAGCATCTTTACATTCTTCTTTTGTTAACATTTTTCCCTTCCCTATTATTATATTTACGTTTGTTTTTTGTACCAGGCGAATAACTCGCCCGGATACAATTTTGTTATCTTGCAATTTTAATTTCATCTATCTCAATTGGCATACTGTCGCCATTCTTATTGAAATCATTTGAAATTTTATTGTGTAATTTAGCAAGGGCAATTACAAATCTTTTTTCATGTTGGTTTTGAATACCTTGCATTTTGTATTCTTCAACCCAACCTTTTATTTCTTCCATCACAAAAGATTGTGATGCTTGTTTAGGTGTGTAATTGTCTTCTTTGATCAACTTAGCATATATTTCCATACTCATTTTATTTTCTCCTTTTTTATATTTGTTAAAATTGTATCTTATATTAATGGGATATGATGTCAACAAAATATCACAATAAAAAATTATTTTTTTTCAACCCTTGCGTGTATCAATAGTTTAGAATAATTCTAAACTACCCCGCTCTTACCCCCTTATTTTTTTTAACCAGGCTATCTATTGTGGCCCAGATTTTGTCCCAATCCCCATTGGATGAAATCCATTCCGCTAATTTAAAATTACCCTCCGGGTGTATTACTGTAATTATTCCGTTCCTTAATTTTATTTTTATTTCAGCTTGTCCCTTATCCATTGTTAACCTCTCTCTCTATTTGTTTTTTTACATCTTCATAAACTCTTTTCATTTTTTTACTCAACACGGGTTTACGATCTACCGGAATTGTTTCAAAACCTTTTATGTTTGTAAAAATCGCTCCCGCATTATTACCCTCATCATCAGCTGACGGTGTTAATATAGTTCCATCATCCAGGTGTATTTCGCAAGGTTGAAAATCCCACCCAAAAAATTCTTGACTATCTTCAGCACTTAACCATTTAACCTTTTTAATTGTCCGCCCCGCTAATCTTTTGTTTAATTGTTCTTCAAATTTATCCATATTATTCCCCCTCTCGATATTCTTTGAATAATTTTATAACAAAATTACTTAAGTCTTTATAATCACTACGCAACAATTCAACATCTCTTTGATTAATGTTTTTGCTTACACTAATACAATCCTTGTTAATTTTAATTGCGTTTAGTATTTCTTTTTGTAATTGTTCTGTTGTCATTTTTCCCCCTGTTTGATTGCGTGTAAATCATGTTGATCAATTGCAAAGTTTTCAACTTGATTTATTCTTTTTTCTTTTTCTTCAATTGGAAGGTTATCCCAATCGTCTGGAAAAGTTAGCCCAGAAATTTCAAAAAATCTTTTTTTCTGGTCTAACTGTTTACCCTTGTCCATGTCCCCAGACATCAACCCAAACAATTTTGATATTGTTCCGGTAGTCTTCAGCATGTCCGTTGGCTCTTGTCCTTGTTTTCTTTTTTTATTTTTTTTCATTTTATTTCCTTTTTGTTGTGTGGGCCTTTCGGCCCACAATTGATTTACCATAATTTTTTTGAACCTTTTAAATCATGGGCCTTTCTTAGTTCGGATTTTTTATCTTCTTTTAAAAAAATCTTCTCTAATTCTTTTAGTATTTTTGGGTCATTAAGTTTGTTAAAATTAATTGCCTTAGTGAACCCAAAAGGGTCTTTTATTGTTTTCATGTTATTTCCTCTTTTTATTTTCATTACTTTTATATCTTATATTAATGGGATAGTTAATCAACATAATTTTTATCGATTTTCTATTTTTTCTTTTGCGATTTTATCCGTTAAGAAATTTCCCGCACTAGTTGAAATAGCCCGTTGATGCTTGGCCCTTTCATATTGAGTTATTTGTCTTCTAGCGAACAATTGTTTTTCGTAGAATAACCCTATGTCTTCACGTTCTTTGTTGTAGTACCATTTATTTTTATCTGTTTTCATGTTTTCCCCTTATGCTACTTGGTTTAATTGTTGGTTGTTATTTTGAGCATATTTTTTCAATATGCTCAAAGCTTGTTTTCTATTTACCGGTTGATCTAATTCTGAAGACATCAACGGGCATTTTTCATCATGGTCTAATCCATAAACCGCATGACAAATTTCATGAAATACAACGTGTCTTAAATAGTCTGTATTTCTATTTATTGCTTTTTCAGTAATCCAAATTTGATTTTTGTTCATTCTCGCAACACCCAAAACGTGTTCACTACCTCTTACAGCTGTTCCTACTCTTACCTCTATTCTCGGTAATTTAATGCCGTTGTTTTTTGCGTCATAGATGATTTCGATTACTGATCTTCTTAATTTGTAAACTTGATCATTCATTTTAAAGTTATTTATTTTTTTTGTTTTCATGTTGTTTCCTCTATTTGTTTTTTT